TACAGGAATCGAACCCATATTCACGGTGTAGAAGACCGCTGTATTATCCATTATACTAACCCCGGAAAGTTGGTGGGCCCACCAGGACTTGAACCTGGGACCAATGGATTATGAGTCCACTGCTCTAACCAACTGAGCTATAGGCCCATGATTGTATTGTATGTTAAATTTATTTTTGTGTCAAGTGTTACCTGCGTTCTCTACCTATACCTTTGGTAGATTTAGCAGGACTAGCTGTTGCAACACCTTTTGGACGTATGCCCTTGACTGGTGCTGTTGGAGCTTTGATTTGAGATTTTTCGGCTTGCTTGGCCAACTTGGCCGCAGTTTTTTCTGCTTTGGCACGAGCATTGGCACCGAATGTAGTGTCCACAATTTCAATTTGTGGATATGGTAAGCGTACATCAGCAATACTTGTAATGTAAACTGTACCGGCATGGAAACGCAAACTGCTTTTAGCAAGTTCATCTGCGTTACGGAAGAAAATTGTTACAATAGGATCTTTAACCAAACTGATATAAAGAACACCTTCATCGTCCTTCATGCTCATGTAATAGTCAAAGTTGGCCTTGGCATATTCTTGTAGGGCCGCGCCACCGTCGCCATTTTTAATGGCTTGCATAATTGCTGTAGTTGGTTGTGTGCTGTTGAAAATAATCTTAATAACTTTTTCAACTAACTTAAAATACTGGCTTTGTTCTTTCTTTTCCATTTGTGCGGTTAGTTCAGCGGCCATTGCTAAACTTAAACCACTCTTAGGAACGCTGAAACCTTGTGATTGCACAAATGCATTTAAAGCACGAGCCGCAACTTCAAAGCCTTCACCTGGACGAACTTCTTGGTCAGTAAAACGACCTGCTCCTCCGTCTGTGGTTTTAGCTTCAATCTTTTTACCATCGATTAACAAGTCGCCTTTACCTTCGGGCTTGTTAATATTCTTACTTAATACGCTTAATCCAAACTCGCCCTTACCTTGGCCCAATGTTGCCATGTGCATTAGTTCGTCAACTAATTCCTTGATCACTGGATTTTCGTTGTACTTGGCAATAATGTCCGGGAAAGAGTGCTTGCCAGGAGTTAACAGTTTCTTGCGGTTAACTAGTTTATCAGTACGCCATAGCGTAAACAATTCGTCACGCTGTTCAGGAGTCATGTCTAGGCTCATGATATAACGTGCTAATAACTTTTGTGCGGCTGTAACTGTAGGGTCTTCAATACGCTGTAATTCGCCATTGATAATACCCATTTTACCACCAGCATGAACGTGCTTTAGCAAGTCCTCAATTTCTTTAAGAGCTTTTACAGTTGCATCGTCAGCAGGTAATTGCTTGATACGACTAGCAATAGTAGTTTTGAAAGCTTCTAGCTCTCGACTGTTGGTGTTATCAAGTGGGGCTTCTGTTAAGGAAACAATATCAATTAAATTACGCATATGAGTATTTATCTACGCTCAATATCTTCTTCTACACAGCTAGAGCCGTACTGTATTTCTACGATTTTACACGGAACATCATATGGGTTTTTAATTTGGTGCCACTCGCCCTCAGGTACAAAGTAAAAATCGTGTCTGTCTAGCTCTTTAGCGGGCAGAGCATAACCGTTGTCCATGAAGCCTTGAACAAAGCATTTACCTTCACTTACATGCCACAATTCACTGCGTTTTTGATGTCGTTGAAGGCTAATTTGCTGTCCAGGTTCAATAGTAAGCTCTTTTACTTTTGTACCAGGATGTTCATGCAGTACACGATAATAGCCCCAAGTGCGTTCAGTTTTAGGTGCTTTCCATTCAGCTAATATCCATGAACTAGAATTGGCTTTGTTAAATCCGCCTACACCAAACACAAACTTAACACCCTTAACACGCATCTCCGGAATATTCTGATCTGTGCGATCGCCGCCGTTAGCAAATATGATTTCTGCGTATGAGTACTGGCGTTTCAATATTTCCAATAAATCGCAGGCACTACCGTCACTGTCATTAAAGTGCTCAACTCTGCTGACTTCTGAAATAGCACTAAGAACAGCCGCACGTTCTTGCCAAGGCATGAAGGCCGCACCTTTTTTACGTTGCAGCCATTCGTCGCTGTTTAAGCCGACTACTAACTGGTCTCCTAGTTTTGCCGCTTCTTTAATGTAGGCAATGTGCCCGCTGTGTACAGGATCAAACCCGCCAGTGATAACTACTATCTTCATGTTCTTACCAAATAAAAATCTTTGTCTAACCAAGGATATATAATATCTTCTTGTCTAATGTAACCATAACGATTCAAGCTATTAACCACGCTAGGATGTAACAATCCTTTTTCTGCTAAATGGTATAGGTTAGTTGTTTTTGGATCCATTGGTTCAAAGCTCTTGTAGACTGCTAAATGAATCCAATTGTTGTTTACGTTTTTGTAGAAGTATGCATCGTTGCAGTCGAATCCATTTACTGCCAACATGTATATTAGATTGCAAATATTATAATTAAAATAATTATAATTCATTGTTCTAAAATTCAAACGATTATACATATAGGTCATTGATTGAGGTAAACTCATAACCAACATGCCATTAGTATTCAATTCTAAATTCCAGTTGCGTAGGGTTTCCATCGGATTTAATGCATACTGAAACGTATCGTGTGCCCACATTAGATCAATTTTTCTAGGAAGAATTCTCTTTTCAAAGTCCCCCTCGATTAATGTTACATTGGGTAGATCTTTTACATGAGGCTCTACTTGTGAAATATTTTGGTCAACTGCAAATACCGTATAGTTACGTGGTTGCGGGTCTTCGTCTCTTGTTTCCAGTGTAGCCCACCATTCGGTGTCTAGGCCTGCACCGCACCCCATGTCACAGATTACTTCAAGGCTATCCAAAAAAGTGTCATAACCGTAAAGAAGTTCCAATATTTGTAAACTGTGTTCATGACTAGCGTAAGGGTTTTTAAATTGATCCATCTCTCAATATCTCAAATATTAATTTTTCTTGTAGTTTTCTTAATCGAGGCTCAAGTTGATAGCAGGCTTCGGCTATTTCGTTTTCTGTTCCCCAGCCCAATTGATTGTTTAAATGTACTGCCCATTTACCAACCGAATCTTTTTCTAACTGTATATTAACTACATCGTGTCGGGGCTTGGCATGCAGACACAGATTGAATTCTTCTAATAGTTGTTGTGCGTGAAGTTTCCAATCCATTATACCACCACATCCTCCATGCCCGCGGTTCTTAATCTAACCACGTGGCCTAGCATAAAGTTTTTAGACTCTATGCCTTTCATTACCCCCAACCATTTGTTGCGTAATAGTGCCACTTCGTTGATAATTGTTTCAAAGTCAATTACTTCGTCTTCGCCTTCAACATATTTCTCGGCATCTCTACTACTTAGTGCCCTAGCATAAGCCTCGAGATACTTTTGAAAATGTTTGCGGCGAATCTTTCGTAACTGTATGTTAAGATACTCAAGCACCGCTTCAATCTCTTGTAGTTGATTAAAGCGTTGCTCGGTCATACCGGGCAAGTTAGACAGGGCTTTTTCAACATTACCTTGAATTTTAATTTCGCCTCTGGCTACTTGCAATTCATTTTCGTAATAGTCAATAAAGCCCGGTATCTCACCAAGGTCAGCTACAATTCTGTTATACCACATTAGTAGTCGTAATCTTCTTCGTCGTCGTAAGCTTCTTCTTCTTGGTCGCCCATGTACTCAGTTAATGCACGTTTAAGAGTAGCATCAGTTGTACCAAATTCTTTAAGCTCTTTATCACCAAGCATATCTACCATAACACTCATAAGGTTATCGGCACATTCTTGCCTGTCTTTGGCAGGAACATACTGTTTCATAATTGTATATAGTTCGCTTAATACTTCAACATCGATTGTCATTCTGCTGTTTCCGTTTCTGGCTCTGCCTCTGTTGCAGTATGGCGATGTGGATTTGCACTAAAGTCAGCCATCACTTTATCAAGCGAGCCATCTTCATTGCGTTCCCATGCCTTGCGGAACTGTTTAATAACAGTACCATCTGCTAGAGTATATTTAAGACTGTTGCCTTCTTTCTGCAATAAACCTTTGCCTTCGATCATGTCCACTAATCCAGAATAAGGATTCATACCTTGCTCATACGGAATCTTGACCTGCACTGATTCAAACGGTTTAGCATAACGAGTTTTCATAATCTTACAACTAGCACGAATACCCTTGACTTCTGAAATCTTGTTACCATCTTCATCTTCTTTGAGCTTGAGCTTACGCATAGCTACAACAATAGAACTAGCGTAGATAAAGCCTTGACCGCCGGAGATTTTATCATCTGGATCAAACATATCTTGCGATGCGTATGTGTGGTTAGTACACACTAATCCAATGTTCAAGTCGCCGAACATATTAACACAATTACGAACAAGTGCTGTCAGTGCCTTAGGCTTACGGCCCATGTCACCTTTTAAGTCGCCTGCTTCAAACTGGTTAACGTCAGTTGGCGTTAACATCATACCCAAAGAGTCAAGCACAAACAATACCTTAGGACGTTGATCTTCTGGTAGTGTTTTGTATTCTTTAACAAAGTCGTTGATTAGTTTAGCAACATCATCAATCATTGCTACGTTGAGTTTAAGAAGTTTATCTTCGGTTGTATCAACGCCTAACGCATGTAGCCAAGCTTCGTCTAGTGCGTTTTCTGTATCCACTAGGATAACATAAATGCCTTGTTCCTGTGCATTTTTAACAATGTTACCAGAACAAATAAACGATTTACCTGCACCCGACTCACCAGCAAATACTGTAACCTTGCCCATAGGAATACCCTTATGGAAGTCACCGCTGATCAAATAGTTAAGTGCGTAATTGTTTGTTGAAATCCATGTGTCTGGGTCACGGAAGCCAACGCTAATGCCATCAATACTTTTAGTGATGGACTTTCTAAATTTACTTACATCAAATGGTTTTGTAATTGCCATATCGAATTCCTTAGTTGAATAAAAGAGAGGGGCCGTCACCACCCCTCGACACAAGCATTACTTTTGACGGTTGCGAATCATTGCTAGAATGTCTTCGGCACGTTTGCTTGATGCACCTGCGGCTGGAGCAGATACTGGCGCTGTTGGTGCTGGAGCAGATGGCTCATCAACATCAAACGGAGCAGTATCTTCAGCTACAGGAGCTGGAGCAACAGCTGGACGAGCTTGTGCTACTGGTGCCGGAGCAGTTGTACCTGCGTCATCGTTACCTGCAGATTCAGCTTTAAAGCCTGCTGGCTTGTAGTAAGCACCCCAACGATCTGGGTCGTATGGTTGTCCGTCTACGCTTGCTTCGAACATTTCTTTGATAACTTTTAATTCAACATCGCTAGGTTTCTTAGGCAAGAAGTCTGCCAAGTTATACAAACCAAAACTTTCGATAGCTGCCGCTTCTGCTTCAGTTAAAGAAGTTTCTTTACGTGACCATGTGCTGGTGCTGTAGTCTGCGTAACCGCCTTTGCTAGTTTTCTTAATGCTGAAATCAAGACCTGCCGCATAGTCAGTTGGTAGGTTTTCCATTTCTGGATCCATTAATGCGTTCTTGATTAAGTTGAAGATCTGTGGGCTAATCACAAATCTACGAATTGGATTTTCTGGAGCCTTGTCGTCTGGCAGTGCGTTTTCACGAACAAAGCCTTGGAACAAGTAACTGCGTTTCTTCCAGTATTTACGACCCATGTCCTCTAGGTTCGGGTCTTTAAACCATGTACGTACTTCTGCAAGCACAGGACATGCCTCGCCCCACATTTCCACACAAGGAACTTGTACTTCTACAGGTTTGGAATCTGCTTGACCCTTAATACCAGCAAATGGTAGTTTGATCATTGCTCGTTCAACCCAGAAAAAGTTGTTCTTGTCGTTTGCGTCGGGAAGGAATCTTACGCGAGCTGTGCTACCCTCTGGAATGTTCCAGTGAGCGTAAATTGCATTGTCGCCTTGTGGTCTGTTACCGCCTTGTCCGCGGTTCTCTGTTGCTTGAAGTTTTGCACGAATTTCTGCTAATGTCATTGCCATGATGTTTTTCCTTTATAAAATGTGCCATGATAAGTTTTGTGAGATTGTCTCAATGCACATACCGTAGTATACGCTAATATATTTATACAAGTCAAAAGAAAAGGCA